ACAATTACCTGGCTTTAAAAAATAATCTTTTGGTTTCAGATAGTCTGGCCGTTGTAAAAAGCGCTGCTTTATTGCAGCAATCGTTAAAGAATTTCAGGTTTAAAAAACTAAATCTTGAACAAATGAACGACGCTACTACAAAAAGAAAGGAAATCATAAACCTTGTAGCCGAAGTTGAAGCCACTAAAAACATCAATAAGCAACGTAAAATTTTTGAAGTACTGTCTGTTAAATTTTGGGATCTGGCACCAAAATTCAAGGTGGCCGACAACACATTATATCTTCAGGTTTGCCCAATGACCAATGCGGTGTGGGTAAGTGATAGTAAGGAAATCAAAAATCCGTACTATCCTAAAAATATGCTGACTTGCGGTGCAGTAAAAGCAAGTTTATAAAAGTGAATTTGAATTAGTCTGACAACATACGGTTTTCTGAAAAGAAGCCGTATTTGTTTTTATGAGGGTTGGTTAAAAAAAATAATGTAATTTGGTTGTTAAAAATGAATCGTATAAATTAAATATTTCCTCCTATTTAAAAGTAGATTGTCAGACATTTGTGTCCAAATAGTAGTTAGCAATCATTCATAAAATAGATAATTATGGATTTCCTTACTTTAATTTTATTTTTTGCAATACTTTAGCAAATAAATATTTAGATAATGGAGGTGTTAATTGATAAAGTTAGAATAGCAAATTACAGGGGAATTCAAGAGATTGAAATTGATTTATCGCCTACTACATTATTAGTTGGTGCAAATAATGCAGGCAAGACTTCTTTTCTTAAAGCATTGCACTTAGCTTTGGGAGCAGACAGAAGAAGTATTTCAAAAGATGATTTTCATGATGATGGCTCTGGCAATAGTGGAGATTCTAAAGATATTTTAATTGATATACGAATAATACCTTTTGATTTTGAAAATGATAAAAGAAAACAATCATTTGATGATAAATGGGTAGAAAAAGTATTTGGGCCTCTAATAAAAAATGATAATGATGATCGAGAATTTGTTTGTTTTCGAACAAGAGGATTTTATGATATTTTAAAAGGTTATTCATTTGAGCAGTTAGAACTGCAGAATTGGGATGTTTTTGAAACAATTGAGGCAGATAAAGTAGTTAAAACATGGAAAGATACGCCTGTAAGAAATAAATTTTCTAAAATTGATGCCATACCATTGTTTTTTATTGATGCTCAGAGAGATATTTTATCAGATTTAAAAGATAAATCGTCTTATCTTGGAAAATTAACGGAAAGATTAGAAATTAATGATGCTGAAATTAAAATTATTGAAGGAAAGCTAAATAAAATTAACTCCGATATTGTTGATGAAAGCCCAATTTTAAATCATTTAAAAACTACATTACAAGAGTTAGGAAGAACTGTCAATACCACAGGTACTGGTGTTGAAATTTCACCAATTAATAAAAAAATTAGAGATATAGGTAGAAATTTAAATATTAATTTCAGAGATACTGATAAAGAAAGTTTACCACTAGAGTATCATGGGATGGGAACAAGGAGTTGGGCTTCAGTACTTACTTTAAGTGCATTTATTTCATGGAATGAAAATACTAAAAATAAAAATATTAAAGATCCATTCTTTCCAATAATTGCACTAGAGGAGCCAGAATCGCATCTGCATCCAAATGCACAAAGACATTTGTTTAAACAGTTGGATGATATTAAAGGACAAAAAATAGTAAGTAGTCACTCACCATTTATTGCTGCACAGTGTAATTTAACAGATTTAAGACATTTTTATAAAGATGAAAATGGTTTAAAAGTAGGTGCTATAAAATTAAGTGATTCAGATGAATTACATATAAATTCTCTTCTTGAGGAAATTGAAAATGATAAAGATAATCAAGAGCTAAAAAAACAAAATTATCAGCGAATTGGGATATTAAGAAAAGAAAAAAAGGGAAAAATAAATTCTGAAGAAGCTAGAAAAATAAGAAGGGAAGTGATGAACACCAGAGGAGAATTACTTTTTGCTAAAGCAATTATTTTATTTGAGGGAGAAACTGAAGAACAATCGTTGCCCATATTTTCTGAGAGTTATTTTGCAAGTTATCCGTTTGAATCAGGTTTGAATTTTATAGCTGTTGGTGGGAAGGATAATTATACTCCCTTTTTATCTTTAGCTAAGTTTTTAAATATTCCTTGGTTTATTTTTAGTGATGCAGACCATAATACGGTTGGTGAAGTACAGAATCAAATTAAGCAGGTTTTTGAAGATTTAGATTTTAGTAAAAAGCTTATTGATTTAGGAAATGGTAATGATTTTGAAAGTTATTTAATTCAGGAGGGGTATTCTAATAGTTTGATAAAGTCAATAAATGATGTCGAAAAGAAAAATTATTTTCCAGATGAATTTATTGATGAATTTAATGATCAGAAAGGTAAAGGTGGGGTTATTAGAAATTACAGGGAAGACGCAGATGGAGGTATTAGCCGTGCACTATTAGATTGTCTAAGAGGAAATAAAACAAAATATCCAACTAAAATAGCTGAAAATATTAATAGTTTAGGGAAAAATAATGCTCCGAAAATGATTGAGAAATTGTTTGATTGCATTAATAGAGAGTTGAAAATATTAAAACAAATAGAAAATGAAGGTTAGTTTATCAGATCAGCAAAAGAAAATAACTGAACATCGAGATGGTGCTTTATTGGTATTGGCGGGAGCTGGTAGTGGCAAAACTAGAGTTCTAATAGAAAGAATAAAAAAACTTTTAAATGAAGGGACATATCATGTTTTAGCGTTAACTTTTACAAACAAAGCTGCTGAAGAGATGAAATATAGACTTGAAGATGTTATTGATATTAAAGAGCGCTCATTTATAGGTACTATTCATAGTTTTTGTTTAGAAATAATTAGTAATCAAGGATATTCAATTGGTCTAACTGAGATGCCACATTTTTTTGATAAAGAAGATGATAGAAAAGAAGTGCTAATTGAAGTATTTGTAAAAAATATTCAATTAAAAGAACATTATTTAGCTCTTGACGAAAAAAGCAAGAGAAATTTTATTTATGAAGTTTTAGATTATATTAGTTTAAAAAAGAAAAGCCTTATTGAGCCAATATCGGACAGTAATGAACCTTTAGAATATATCTATTGGGAATATCAAGAATCATTAAAGCAACAGAACGCTATTGATTTTGATGATGTTATTTTTTTAGCATATCAGATATTCGTGAATAGACCATCTATTGCTAATATATATAGAAGATTGTATAAGTTTATTTCTATTGATGAAGCTCAAGATTTAAATTTTGCGCAATATGAATTCATAAAAGCTTTATGTGGAGAAGAGCATAAAAATTTACTGATGGTTGGAGATTTAAATCAATCATTATTTCATTTTAATGGTTCTGATATTAAATATATGAATTCATTATTTATAAGCGATTTTGGAGCTAAAACTATTAGATTAAATACCAATTATCGCTCTTCAAAGGCAGTTTTAGAAATAGCCAATAAAATAAAGGAAAATTCAGTTTCGATAGATGAGAATACTCCGAAGGGTATTTTTGAAATAAAGGAATTTAACAATGTGGAGGAAGAGTCGATTTGGGTTATTGATAAAATAGAAGAATTTTTAAAACAAAAAAATTATGATGATATTGAGGGGGAGATAACATTAGATAACATTGCAATTTTAGCAAGAAATAAATATCTGTTTCAAGGTATTGAAAAAGAGTTAGATATCAGAAAATCTCACGGTAAAAAATTAGATTACTTTTATAAAAAAGGTTCTGATGTGACAGATTTCGGAAGTGAATTGATCATTTTATTTGATTTAGGACTAAGTATCCTAACAAATTCACTTGACTTAATACATTTTGCCAAAATTCAAAAAATAATTGGAATTGAGGAAATTCAATTATTAGATAATGAAAGAGGTATTTTAAATTTGAAGAAAATAAGAAGTTATATAATAGAACAGACTGCTAATGAATATTATGGATTTCTAATCAATGCTTGGGAACTTATTGAAGAAAACATTAATAATTTTTCCTTAGCATTACAGAACCTCCAAACGAATGTTATAGATAAATATAAAAATTCAACAGAAGAAGCCTTAAATGAATTAGATAAGATTTTATTTGATATTATGTCTTTTCGTGAACTTTGGAAAATTTATTCAAGAAATACAAAAGTAGAGTTGAAATCTTTGCAACATTTTAAAACTCAAATAGCATTAGGGGTAACTAATATTAGTAATAATCAAAATGGAATTACTTTAGGGACAGTTCATTCTGTGAAAGGATTAGAATATACCATTGTATTTGTAATTGGTCTGACTGAAGGTGCTTTTCCTGATTTTAGAGCTGTCCAAAAAGGAGGTAATGAGTTTAAATCTGAAGAAAATGGATTCTATGTTGCTGTAACTAGAGCTGAAAGGTTTCTTTTCTTAACTTATCCCAAAAATAGAATGACTCAATATGGTAATAGAACCCAAAAGGTCTCAAGTTTTATTGAAAAAATTACAGAAAATTAAATGCATTCATTGGTTTAGCTTATTGATTGATCTGGTAATTCTTTTCTAATAATATTTAATTAAAAAGAAACACGCATATAATTGTCTACTTAGATGCATAAAATCACAATATTCGTTGCGTAATAAAAAAATAAATGGAAACTGTAAAAGATTTTTTTCAAAGTATTTTTGATAATTATAGAGAAAGAATTAAAAGTCCCTTCATTGGTTCATTTATAATCTCATACTGTATTTTTAATTGGCGGACTTTTGCTGTTTTATTTTATTCAGATTGGCCAATACATTGCAGAATAGAATTTATTAATGAGAATTATTGTAATACAGGAAATATTTTAATCCCTTTGGCAATTTCGTTTATCTATATTTTAATCTTGCCTTATTTTAACCTTATTTGTGATAGTATTTTAAAAAAGTATAATGCTATTGTTATTGATAAAAAGAATAAGTACAAAATAGATTCTTTAATACAAAAGAAAGATGAAGCAATAAAGTTGAGAGAAATTGCCGATGCGCAGGCAGGTACCAGTGAAATTGTAGAGCTTAATGTGAAAATTAAAAAACTAAATGATGAAATCAGTGAATTAAATACTAGAAATCAAACTGATAATGAGCGTTGGCAAAATAGTATTTCCAATTTTAAAAATATTGAGGATAGTGATAAAAGTATCAAAACAGAGCTTCAAAAAGAAGTTTCTAAATTAGAAAAGGAAAATAAAAAATTAAATACAAATCTTAGTGAGCAAAGAAAAGAATTAGAGGAGAAGTTAATTCCCTCTTTTATTTATGAGATATTAAATAAATTAACAACTAATGAAATAAACGATTTTATGCGATTTTATGAAAACCGTAAAGATGGTAGAGTTTTTTTTAATGAAAAATCTTATAAAAATTTACTCGTGTTTGAAATGGTCAAAGATAATGATGGGATTATAGAATTAACCAATTTTGGAAGTATTCTTTATCATTATATAAAGCTGATTGGTTATTAATTATGACATTAGTTTAATTATTTTCAATTGATTTTATAATTTATCAACATATATAAATCAACTAAAAAGCAAAAAGCCTGTAAACAATAAGTTTACAGGCTTTTTTGTGGAGTCGCCGGGAATCGAAAACTACACCATGTAAATTCTGAATTATAAATGACCGTATTTATTGACTTTACAAACAAATTAAAATAGGTTAATATTCGTTTTTGTTCACTTTTTTGTTCACTGCTAAACTTCGCTAATTTCAATGCTTCCAGACATATTGAAGACTTTTTTATCAGTGCCAAAAATCCAATTTGCATTGACATTATATTTTTGAATAATGTTTTCGATATGGGTTACTGTAAAATGATTGGTGCCTTTTCTTATTTTTGAGAGAGTTTGTGGAAGAAGCTGTATTTCTCTGCAAAAATCAGCATCACGGCTGGCCTTGTTCTGAAAGATCAGGACATCAATTAAGCGCAATATTCTTTTATCAGTTTTTGTCACTGGTTTATCTTAATTAAATGCTGTTATTATACCGTCTTTTCCATAGAAACAGGAAGGTGAAAAATCTGTCCAACACCATTGCCACTCAGTTCCATTGCCATAGTTGGAGGGGTTAGAGCTGTCGGGATTACCTCTCTGGTATTTTAGCATTTCAATTGACATTCCAATCCAAACTTTTTTGTTTATGACTTTCATACATTCTTCATCAGTCCATATAGGATGCTTTTTTTGAAGTTTGCCATATTTACTATTCTCCCATTGTTTCCGCTGCTCTTCTCTATGTTTGATATCAGATTCCCTAAATATAGCTTGGAGTTGGCTTGCCTCATAATCACTCTCATCTCTTTTTTGAAGTAGCTGATTTGCATACTTTTCAAACCTATTCGCAAATGCAAACCCTAATTCTGAATTTTCAGATTTTTGTTTGTTGAAAGCTATTCTGAAGCTATCCACATTAACATCGTAAAGACTCTTTTTTATTTTTAAAACAGAATTTTCGAATTTTGCTGTTGATTCTTTGTTGAGCTGCTTTTCTTTTTCAGTTTGGCATGAAATAAGAGAAAACAGTATTAGCGCTATAACAAGTTGCTTTTTCATTATTTAAATAGTTTTAGAATACTGTTACGATTAAATAATATTTTATAGAAGATTGCTAAATTTAACGAGATTATAATTTTCGTCAAAATCAGCTGAATTCATTCCGGTTTTAGTTGCGCCAAAATCATTTTGAGCAGTGAATTCAATTGTGGCATGCCAAACCTCTGTTCCGGGCATAGACGAAATTTTTATGACTCTACTAATATATGTGTATTCGTTTTTAGTTGAATTTCGTGACTTCTGGTTTACTAGCTGAATCATTTCATTAATTTTATCAATGTCAATTTTAGAATAAAGGTTTTCTGAAAACGCTACAGTAACAAGAACTTCTGATAATTTGTTTTCTCCATTCTTTATATTAATGGGTTTTGATGTCACACGCCAACGAGCACCATCTTCAAACTTAAAGTCCTCTTTTTTTATCAAAGTTGATTCTTGACTAAAACTAGCTGTAGTAATAAAAAGTAAAAAAAATAAATAAAGGTGTTTCATAGTTGTAGTTTTTGCCGAACTTAATTATTCCGGAGTTTTATATAGTACGGAAATCCGTAATTATCTTCTATTTCTTTTTCTTTGGATATCTACAATGTTGAAAATCTTTGTCACATCTCTCAGGTCCATGTCAAAATCTTCGTAGTAGTCATTAAGGGAATGACAAGTAATGATTCCTTTTTCAACATCATGCTTAATTATTCGCTTTACACAAATCCCGTTGTCTTTGTGTACGATTACGAAATCCCATTTGTTTATATGTAATTTACTTTTCCAGAAATCTTTTCTAACATTTCGGCATAAGAGTATATCTCGCTCGAGATAACTTTCATGCGATCCGTCATCCATACTATCACCTTTCACTTCAAAGCAGATGTATTCACCTTTATGTTCTTTTTCCACTAAAAATGGAATTTTTGGGAGTTCTTCAATATATGTTGGATCATTAAAACCATTTAGATAGCCGCCGTAAGCATACTGATTCACCAGTGGAACTAGCATTACATTAAGATCGATGTCAATTTGGTTTGCTGAATTTATTTGGGTGTTTGTTGTTATGGAACCTTGATTTGCTATATTTCCTTTTCCGTAACTTGTTATGTATTCTTCAAGCATTTTTAAAGTGGACTTCCTTGGGTTTTGAGAAGTTCCATTCAGTATTTTATTTATGCCAACCTCTGTCAATAGTGTGTTTTTGGCTATTTCGTAGGCGGTTATATTATTGTTCTTTATTGTTTCCACAATCTCTTTTAATTCCATTTTTATTTAGAACGATTATAAATGAATAACTTGTTATGTAAATTTTACAAACTTTGTTATGTAAATACATAATAAGTTATGTATATTTGCTCTGTACAAATGACGAATGCAAATGTACTAAAAAAGTTCTTTGAAATACTGAATACGAAAAAATGTAAGTAAAAAGCTCTGTGGGTTTAAGAAAACCTTTTTGAAAATGAGCTGAAAAATAAAAATCGAATACAGGTTAGCCGTTGCGAGTAAGTCGTAGCATCGAAGCAACAACGGCGCAATTTCAAAATACTATATCATGAGAAAATCAATATTTAAAAAAGCGTGGGAATTATTTAGAAAGTTCCAAATGACATTTTCACAAGCTTTAATTGAAGCTTGGAAGCTTGCAAAAAGAGAGGTACTGATAAAAGCATACAATAAAATTCCTTCAACAAGAAGCTTTCAAAAGAAAAAAGCGGAAGCTAAAAAACTTTGGCAAACGATCGAAACAATAACATATCCGTGGAGAAGTCAATTTGTTGCAGATAATACTGGAGCAGCAGCTTATTACGGAGCAGGTAGATACTCTGGAGATTAACAAAATATAACATCATTTTAATATGGCAACAATAACTAAAAGAAAGATAAAGCTTAAAGATGAGATTTACAGCATCATCAGGAATGACATTCCCTTACGAGCGAAACTTGCTAAAGCATTAAATATCGAACGTGATTCTGTATATCAAGCTGCAGTTCGAAAATATTCAAAATTAAGTTTACCATTTGTTTTGGAGATTATTTCAAAACATATCGGCAAACCAAAAGATGAATTAACTGATGTCTAAGTTAATATCAGTCGAGGACTTTATTCTGTTTTTAGCAGCCTTAATTGTTCTTCTAGGCTTTATTAACATGATTCACTGGATTTCTAAAAAGATAAACAGATGGCACTAAAAACGATAACAATACCTCTGGAAACATACAAATGTCTGCGGGGACATTTAGAAAAGGCGAATGAAATTTTCAATAGCCTGGGAATGGCCGGGGGGCTAGCAAGTGAGAGCAAGCCTCCTAAGCCAGAACCTAAAGAAACAAGATCACAGAAAGTTAATAAATACAAAGAATTAATTGGAAGTGGTAAACGGGTTAAAAAGCCTGAGCATTTAAAGAAATAAAAAAAAGCCACTTGACAGAGTGGCTTTCGCAAATAATTCAATCACGGACCTCGAATCCTTAATACAAATTATTATGAATACAAATCTAATACAAAGATTCTGCAATACCACATTGTCGAATGATAAAACGAAGTTCCTTTTAGGGGAATGCTTAAAAAAGGCATTTGATGATGCTATCTCCGATCCTTTAGAATCTGAAAATATTTTGGGTTTAGCCTGGAAGTTTCAAGTTCCTCAATTTGATGAAATGTTTGAAGATCATCAAAATCATGATTATCCACCTTTTATATGTTAGTTATGGAAATCAAGAAAAACCAAACTTTTAAAACTCCGGTAGGATTGTTTTTAAAAGTACAAACTGTTCGTGAATCAGGTTTGCACACTCTAGTGCTAATTGACAAAAAAGGCAAGGCAATCCCGGAGAAGCGAAATACTCGCGGTCATGTTATCCAAAGAACAGATCGCTTATGCACAGAGGAAACAATCAGATCATTTAAAAAAGTAGCCATTGCACTAATGTTGCTTTTGTCAACTTCAGGTTTTGCTCAAAATAAATTTGTTTTGGCTGAAAATTCAGTTCATAAAGTTGTAATGACAGATCACTTAAAAACAATTGTTTTTGACGGTAGAGTTTATGAAGTCCTAGAACGCAAAGGTTGGTATCGAATGAGAAATGATTCGATTACGTGGGTGTATGGTCATGATCCTAAAAACTTTAAGGATATGGTTAAAATCGGATTTTACAACGAATTTAAGAACTATGTCTTAAGCATTAAAACTAACAATCGTAAAATCGAAAAAGATGTCATTAACTAAATCCAAACGGGAACAGGAGCTTTTTAATTTTTACAAAAAGTACTTGAAAGATCCTTCTTTAATTGATGAGAATGTGATCAAAGCTTATAAACAAGATGTAAAACACATCAGGAACTCAAAAAAATAATTTAATCATCTAATTCTAATAAAAATGAAAACAATTGAAATAAAAGGATTGATCCTTACCAACTTTAAAGGAATCGTAAAGTTAAAAGTAAACTTCCAGCACAACACGGATGTCTTTGGGGCTAATGGTACCGGAAAATCTACAATATATGACGCTTTCTTATGGCTGCTTTTTGGTAAAAATGCGGAAGAGAAAAAAGAGTTCAGCATTAAAAACACTGTCGATACTTCGCTTAATAGACAAGATCACGAGGTTGAGGGCTTTTTAAATGTAAACGGCGATGATATCACTCTTAAAAAAATCTACAAAGAAAAGTGGCAAAAAAAGAAAGGTGAAGAAATTGCTGAATATACTGGTAACGAAACCATCTACTATTACAATGAGGTTCCAATGAACCAAAAAGAATTTCAGACTAAGGTTTATCAAATTTTGGACGAAACAGTTTTTAAACTGATCACTAATCCTTTTGCACTTAATTCGATGAAGTGGCCAGATCGTAGATCAATTATTACACAAATGGCTGGAGAATTTACCAACGAACAAGTTGCAGCCGGGAATCGGGAGTATGAAGCTTTAGTTGCAAACCTTACACAAGGTAAAACGATGGAAGAATATTCGAAGCAAATAAAAGCCAGCGTTAAAAAATCAAAAGATGATCTGAAATTGATTCCAACTCGAATTGATGAGGTTTCAAAAACAAAACCACAAGCGTACGATTTTCAAAATCTTAAAAATTTACTTTCTGCTAAAGAATCGGAGCTTGCAAGAATTGATGAAAGTATTCAAGATAAATCAAAAGGTTTAGAAAGAATTTTAGAAGCGAATGAAACGGCACAAAGATCATCGTCAAGTCTAAGATCTGATATTTCAAATATTGAATTTGAAACTAGAACGAAAGCTAATAATTCTGCAAAAGTCGATACTTCTGTCCTGGATGGTTTAAAAACAAATCTTCAAAATAAAAATGCTGAGTTGCAAACCGCTTCAAATGGCTTGGTAACGGTTAAAGGTTTAGTTACAGCAAAAGAATCTGACTTAAAAGCTTTGGAAGTTACAATTCAAAACAAACGTGATGAATGGACCAATGAAAATGGGAAGGTGTTAGCATTTGAAGAAAATTCTTTTTGCTGCCCAACTTGCCAACGTGCTTTTGAGGAATCAGATATTGAAACTAGAAAGACTGAAATGTCTAACAATTTTAAGACTGATAAATCAAACAAACTAGCAGAGATTAACCGTCAAGGCGGCTTGCTTGCAACTCAAAAAGCAAACATTGAAAAAGAATTGGCTGACTTAAAAGTCAGAGTTGCAAACGGCGAAACTTTAATAGCAAATTTGAATACTGATATCAAAACAATTGAAAGCAGTATTGAAACTGAAACATCTAAATCTTCAAGTGCAACTCCGGTTAATATTGAAACGATTTACGCTGAAATGTTAGCTTTAAATACTGATTACAGTTCTAAAAAACTACAGCTAGAAACGGCTGAAAAATCAATTCTCGAAGTTCCAAAAGTAGACGATGCTCAATTGAAAGAAGACAGAAAAGCCATCGTTTCCGATATTGATGGTATCAAAACTAATTTAAGAAACGAAGATCAACTAAACACGATCAATGCTCGTATCGATGCTTTGAAAGCAGAAGAGACAAAATTAGCTCAGGAGATCGCCGGAGTTGAAAAAATTCAGTTCTTAATTGAACGATTTGAAAAAGATAAAATGTCGGCAATTGAAGCAAATGTCAATTCTAAATTTAGAATTGTAAAATTCAAAATGTTTGAAGATCAGGTTAACGGCGGTGAAAATCCTGCTTGTGAAATCCTGGTTAACGGAGTTCCTTTTGCTGATGCAAATACTGCTTCAAAAATAAATGCCGGCATAGACATCATTTCGACTCTATCCAAATTCTATCAAGTATCTGCTCCAATTTTCATTGACGGCGCTGAATCTATTCATTCTATAATGGATACTGAAAGCCAATTAATCAGATTGGTAGTTAGTGAGCCTGACAGCAAAATCAGAGTCGCATAATGACTGACTACAGAGTCAAAAGAGACTCCGATGGAATCCTTACAGAAAATTGTAAAGAAAATATCGGAGTTAAAATCGGAAGTTTTGATTGTACGGCCAATTGTCAACATAATCAAAACACCAAAAAAGAAATTCAAGAACAGGCTTTCGATTTAAAAATCGTAAGGTGTCCAAAACTTCAAAGTAATCAATTAACAATCGAAATTTAATTAAAAATGAGCACAGATATTAAAGCTGCAGAACCTGCAAAAACGGAATTAGCAATTACACAACCATCACAAAGTGAGAGATTCACAAATGCTGTGATGAAAGAGTTTTCATCAAATAATGGGGCAGTTACTTTGACACCGTTTCAAAAGAAGCTTTGCCAGAACTACTTTATTAAAGTTGATCAGACTTTAAAGGATAATGAAAAGAAGAGGTTGGCGAAGGCCGAACAATTTCGCGATGGATTAGCTTTTACATGGGAAAATGTAAATATGGCAAAACTGGCAGTTGATGTTATCGCTTATTCAAGTGTTGAACTAGATCCTACCCAGCCTAATCACATTAGTATAGTCCCTTATAAGAATACGGCAAACAATAAGTTTGATATGGGATTTTTAATAGGATATCGTGGAATGGAAATCAAAGCAAAAAAATACGGTCTGGAGGTTCCGACTGATGTCGTTTATGAATTGGTTTACTCAACAGATAAATTCAAACAATTCAAAAAAGACAAGAATAATCCTGTTGAATCCTACACTTTAGAAATTACAGACGATTTTAACCGAGGTGATGTAGTTGGCGGATTCTGGTACCATGAATTCAAGGACAATCCTGAAAAAAACAAAATCAAAGTTTTTTCTTTAAAGGATATCAAAAAGAGAAAACCTAAGTATGCATCTGCAGAATTTTGGGGAGGTCTAAAAGATGTTTGGGAATATGATCAATCAAAAGGTAAAAATGTAAAAACCGGAACTGAACAAATTGAAGGATGGTTTGAAGAAATGGCCATTAAAACAATTTCCCGAAATGCTTATAATGCGATCACAATTGACAGCAAGAAAATTGATGATAATTATTTGGCTATTCTTCAAAAGGAAAATGAAATGAATGATTCAATAATTCAAAATCAAATTGATGCCAACGCAAACAAAGAACCACTAGATTTTGAAGATGCGGAGTTAGTTGATGAGAAGCTTTTGGAAGTTGCCGGAACAACGGTAATAGATCAAAAAGCTGATCAGAATCCAGAACCTGAAAACGCAACTCAGCAAACCCTAGATATGGATCAATCACAAGGAGAAGGACCAGGCTTTTAATTATGAAGTTAAAAGTAATTTCAACAGGTAGTATTGGTAACGCTTACATTCTCGAATCAGAGAATGAAGCGTTGCTTATCGAATGCGGTGTTAATATTATGGACATCAAAAAAGCACTGAATTTTGACCTTAGCAAAATTGTTGGCTGCTTAGTCACTCATGAGCATCAAGATCACGCTAAATCAATCAATGACGTAATGAGTATAGGAGTGGAAGTTTATGCGTCCAAAGGGACATTTGCGGCTACTGGTTTTTCGATTATAAGTCATAAACAAAACGAAATTGCTTCAAAGCAAATTTTCAAAATTGGAAACTTTAAAGTGATGGCGTTTGATGTCAAACATGATGCCGTTGAACCTTTAGGTTTTTTGATAGAACATCAGGAATGCGGCAAAGTGCTTTTCTTAACCGATACCAATTATTGCGAGTACACTTTCAAAGGCTTAAACAACATTATCATTGAGGCTAATTTCTCTAAAGAAATTATCGATAGAAAATTTGGTTCAGATAGTGGAAAGGAATTTCTAAGAAATAGGATACTTAAATCTCACTTTTCTTTAGAAAACTGCAAAGAAATGTTGGCAGCGAATGACCTTTCAAAAGTCAACAATATAGTTCTAATTCACTTATCAGATAGCAATTCAAATGCTAAACAATTTCAAAGAGAAGTTTCAGATCTGACTGGCAAGAATGTGACAGTGGCTGAAAAGGATTTAATAATTGATTTTAATATAACACCATTTTAATCATGAGAAAAACACTTATTGAACATTCTAAAGCAGATTTCAGTCATGACAAACCTTCTTTAGAACATGTTAACACTGGCTGTCTTCAAAGAATTGCGAATGCTACCGAATTAATGGCGATAAATTTTTTAAAGCTTCAGCAAGATAATGAGTATTTGAAAAATAGAAATCACAAACTCAATACTGAGGTTGAATTTTTGAAAAGACAATCTGCAGTATATAAAGGGAAATTTAATCGATTAAGAAAAAGCAAATAAAAGTTATGCTTTACAATCCAGAAAAACCGATCGATGTCCAGAGAGCTGTTGAAAAGTTCAAATATTTTGTAAAGCATAATAAAGTATTTGAACTATCAGCGAAGAAAGTTCCAAAGACATATCCGCAATTAAAGTATGCTCATCTTATTATGTCCTGGTTCGCACTAGAATACGGCGAACAACTTGAATATATAAAACTCGAGTATTTCAAAAAGCTTGTTAATCCTGCCATTTTTAAATATGATTTTGTTAACCATAAAACTGGCGAAATACGAGTTGAATACAAAAGTTTAGCGAACATTTCTAAAGATGAATTAACGTTAGCAATTGATCGATTTAGAGACTATGCAAGCAAAGAAGCGGGTATTTATCTTCCCGAACCTAAAGACTTAGCTACAATTAGAGAAATAGAAATTCAGATTAAAAATAACGAGCAATTTTTATGAATTAGCAGCAAGGCAAATACAAAAAATATTACTTAAAAATTAACCAATAAATAATAAGTCATGACTAAGACGATAACTATCAATTCAGATAAATTTGTTCAAGCTTTAGAGAAGATTTCAGAAAAAGAAGTTGAGATAAAAGGTGCATCGATAAGTGATGCACTGTGCGCATATTCATACGAACTTCTAAAAGGGCCAACCAAAGGAGATACTTTAAATCGAAAAGGTGCACACATTGTTCACGATGATCTACAAATTAGATTTGATCAATTGGATGTGTTTTTTGCTCATTTAGATGATGCTTACACAGGAAATACAAATGTTACTCCACTAGAAGAATTAGAAGCTGAGATTGAAACCGAAAAATACCATGTAACCGGATTTAAAATTTCAGGTGTTGAAGAAAACAAGTCTGTTATACTTTCGGGATGGAAAGAAGTTACTAACGGTATTGTAAAGTTTGATGCTCCAAAAATAAAATACTCTACTGCTTATTTATATCTAAGCGACATGAAGGAGAGAGTCCAAAATGCAATTGATGAGGTTGAATTGTATATGAATGGTAAAACGGCGCCGCAAGAAGATCCTAATCAAGTTCACATGTCTTTTGCTGAAGAAGATGCTGCATTTGAAAATGCTAAACTTTAATTATGGCTTTTCAATTACGACCTTATCAAAGTGACTCCATAAATGTAAGTGTTGACTTTTTTAAAGGCACTGCTAAAGGAAATGGTTTGGTAATACTTCCTACAGGATCGGGAAAATCAGTTGTAATTGCTAAAATAGTGGAACCGCTGGAGGGCAAAACTGTTGTTCTCCAGCCTTCAAAAGAGATTTTAGAACAGAACTATGAAAAATTTTCCAATTACGGTAAGGCATCCATTTACAGTGCATCTGCAGGTGAAAAAAGAATTGACAAAGTTACTTTTTGCACCATCGGGAGTATCATTAATAAAAAGCACCTTTTCAAAGGATTAAAAAACATTATAATTGACGAATGTCACCTTGTTAATTCAGATGCAGGGATGTATATGGAGTTTATAAAGGCCTTTCCTGATGCTAAAGTATTGGGACTGACGGCAACTCCTTATCGATTAGATCAAGTTTCTACCGGCCCGCAACTTACTTTCTTAACTAGAAGTAATCCGGCAATATTTGACAAAGTCCTTTACTATGTTCAAAATGACATTCTATTTAACGCCGGGTTTCTGGCACAACTAGAATACTACAATTTTGATGTCATTGATAGAAGCAAATTAGAAGTTAATAGTTCCGGTACTGATTTTACACAAACATCCTTACGAAGATATTACAAGTCAATTGACATGCCCTCAAGAATTGTAAAAACTGCTTTAACAATTCTAAGTAAAAGAAAAAATATTTTGATTTTCTGCTCCTTAATTGAAGAAGCTAAAGCAGTTCAAAAGCGCATTCCTGGATCCGAAATTCTAACTGGAGAAACGAAAAAAGAAGAAAGAGAGCGAATTCTAAGTCAGTTTAAAAAAGGCATTATAAAGTGCCTAATTAATGTTGGAGTATTGACAACAGGATTTGATTATCCTGGACTTGAAGCAGTTCTTATGGCCCGTTCTACAATGTCACTTTCCTTGTACTATCAAATTGTTGGTCGCGTTATGCGAATCTTCACTTATCCTGATGGTACTAAAAAGACAGGTTGGTTCGTAGATATGGGAGGGAATGTTTACTTCTTTGGAAAGATAGAAACAATGCAAATTAAAGTTGATTCTGAAGGCAGGTTTGCTATCTGGAACAATGGCCGGCAACTAACCAACGTACCATTTAAAAAATAGAAAATATGGCTGATGATAAACTAGATTACTTCAAGCTTATGCGTGATTTTTGGGATTTTGCTTGTAAAAACCCTGAAAGTATAAAGCCAAACCATTGTGCTGTGTATGCCTATGCTGTAGAACACTGTAATCGTTTAGGATGGAAAGAGAAGTTTGGTTTTCCAACCTCAATGGTTTTAGATTATGTTGGAATTAAAAGCTACTCAGTTTATAAAAAAACCTTTGATGATTTGGTTCAATTTGGTTTTTTCGAAGTAATAGAATATAGCAAAAATCAATATTCAGCCAACATAATTGCTTTGAAAGAAAATAGCAAAGCACCTATCAAAGCACATGCGAAAGCAACCCCAAAAAACGAAGAATGCTTTGAAAGAAAATTACAAAGCACATGCGAAAGCACCTATCAAAGCACCTTACAAAGCACGGAGAGTATAATAAAACAAGAAAACAATATAAAACCTTTAAAACCTCTTTCTAAAAATGAAATTTTCGGAAATGAAGTTTTACAAGATCAAATTTGGTTAGAAGCAATTTCGATGCAAAATCGAGTCGCTTTAGAAAATATTAAAGATTGGATTTTAAAATTCAATCAAAAATTAATTGTTGAATGTGATTTGAAAATTAACAAACAAGATTATGCCGGACATTTTTCCCGGTGGCTTCCAGGTGAAATTTCAAAATCAAAAAAAGTAAACAAAGATGGAGACACAAAAGGCACGGGAGGATTTACTAAAAATCGATAATGTATTAATTCCCATTATTGGAATTCACAAATACAACGAGTTAAAAAGCTTCAGTAGCGATAAATTAACCGAAGATCAAAAAAGTCAAATTGCTGCATACGAATCCAAAAACGTAGAAGCTACTGAGGAACAAATAGCATTTAGAGCAAAATGGGTTCAAATCGTTCATCGCTCTAAATCAAAACCAAAGTTTTCAATTACCGCACGAAAGCTTTACAATCTTTTCAAGGCAAATTTTCAAAAAATATGTGAAAGGCCGTTTATCAAAATTGAGGGTGTTACGATAAAAAACTTAGAACCCTTGATTTATTATTTTTCAAAAGATGAGCGCTTCTTCCAATGTGAAAATTTATCCAGAATTTCTGAACCAAGTTTTGATAAAGGACTTTTGATAATCGGAAATTATGGAAACGGGAAAACGTCAGCGATGAAAGTTTTTGAACATATTTTTAAAGGCATTTCCGGTGTCGGATTCAGAAGTTTTTCTGCAAACGAAGCGGTCACAATGTTTGAAAAATTATCAAGTGATGTCGATCGAGATAATTTTGAAAAGATCATGTGGCGTGGAATTATAAACTTCGATGATTTAAAAACAGAACGTATTGCCAGCAATTATGGCAAGGTTAATATATTCAAAGAGATCCTCGAAGAGAGATATCGCCTTAAATCAAAAACATTCCTGATTTGTAACTTCAAAGAAGGGTATGAAGATGATCTGCAAGCTGCAATTGATGAAATCGGCGAAAAGTACGGTGGCCGGGTTTGGGATAGGATTTATGAAATGTTCAATATTATCGAATTCAAAGGTAAATCCTTTCGAAAATAATTGACCTGATGAATCACATTAGCCAACGCAATCTTTTAGAAGTTCAACTTAAAAGCTTCAAAGATTTTGTTCCTTTTTGTCCAAATGATTCGCTTCAACCGTTGCTTCAGGAAATTGCAAAAATTCATGATCGACTGGAAAAAATAAGAGAATTTACAATTGAACAATTGGTAGAAGAGGTTCATTACCACTACGAAACGCGTCAAAGCAAATCTAACTTTAGAACTATTTAAAATGGAAAATATAGAAATTGTAGCTGACCTGACTGCAATCAAGAAGCAAATTGCAGAATTAGGAATGAAGTATGTTGAAAATCAGATGCCGGTATCGTTAAGTGATGTTGGATTAACCCTGAGGCCATTTACCAGTATTGATTCTTCGATCGACCTGGCTATTAAAAAGCTTAGTTCCTGTAACGTTGGTCTAATTCCAAAAACAAGCACACTGAAATCATGATCAAGAAAAAAGAAAAGTTTATTGTTGGTATTGATCCAGATGTTGATAAATCAGGAGTTGCGTTTTTAAATGGAAATCAGTTGCAATTGGATAATCTTACTTTCTTTCAGCTTTTTGATTACTTCAACGAAATGAAAAAAAAATATCTTGGGCTTGAAGTTTATGTCGAATGTGGTTTTTTAAACAAATCAAATTGGCATAAAAAATCTGATAGATCAGCTGCTTTCAATTCTAAAATTGGTGAACATACAGGAGCAAATTTTGAGACAGCGAAAAAGATTGTCGAAATGTGCGAATACTTAAAGATCACCCATTATAAAATCAAACCAACCAAAAGTAAAATAACTAACGACTATTTTAAATCGATTACCGGCTATACTGGCAAAACTAATCAGGAACAAAGAGATGCATTTATGTTGATTTTTGGAAGATAGTTGATCGATTTAATTCAAAACATTTTTAAGGCTCTCGTTATCGAGGGCTTTTTTATTGCCTAACCACAAAACATAAATTGTGAAAACAATCTTCTTAAATATGGGAAATATCATCATCGATAAAATAGAAACCGAAAAAATAGTTAGATCTGTCTGGGTCGCAAAAACTACAATCTACACTCCAACTAAAACCGATATAGAAATGAAAGGAGAAAGCGAAATCAACGCTTACGAAAAGCTAATTGATTTTTTAAAATGCGAGCAAAAACCTAAAGAGGTAAAAACGCTGCCGAACGGAAACAAAATCTATCACTTTAAAAATCCAACTACAAATGATGAATCAAAAACCTTATAAGGAATTTTTAGAGGATAAGATTGTTGTAGCTGGGACTTTTGGGACTGAAATTGATAAATCCTTGATCAATCCAATAGCAAAGCCACATCAGAAAGATATTATTCATTGGGCCGTTGGAGGCGGACGTCGTGCTATATTCGCATCGTTCGGATTAGGAAAAACATTGATGCAGCTTGAGATTGCCAGGTTAATTATAAAAATCACTGGAAAACCATTCTTAATATGTATGCCTTTAGGTGTAGTTGGGGAATTTAGAGACGATAATGATCTTTTGGGCGCAGAATATCCATTAAAATATATTACGGATACTGATGAGGTGGGCAAATCTGAGCTTGCTATATATGTGACCAACTATGAGCGTGTTCGAAAAGGAGATATTGATCCTGACTTTTTCGGAGGCGTTTCGTTTGACGAAGCTAGTATTTTGAGAAATCTAAAAACTGACACCACAAACTACGTTCTGAAGCATTTCAGAAAAATAAAATATCGCTTTGTTGCTACTGCGACACCAACACCAAATGACTTTATAGAAATACTGAATTATGCAGATTATTTAGGAGTTATTGATCGTGGTCATGCTTTGACAAGATTCTTTCAACGAGATTCTACAAAGGCGGGCCATCTTACGCTTTACGAAAGTAAAAAAGAGGAGTTTTGGAAATGGGTTTCTTCTTGGGCGGTATTTATCAATAAACCCTCTGATCTTGGTTACGATGATACTGGCTATAATCTTCCGAAATTAAATTTTCATCCTATTGAAATACCGGATAATTATGAAGGTGAAATATTAGATGAGAATGGAAATCTTGTCATGTTCAAAAAACCAAGAAAAGGTTTGTCGGAAACTTCGAAAGAAAAAAGAGATACGGTTTTGTTGAGGACAAATAGAGCTCTTGAAATTGTAAAAGAAAATGGTCTTGAAGATAACTGGCTTCTTTGGCACCACGTTGACAGAGAACGAGATTGTATTCAAAAACTATTCAAAGGATTTGATCTGCAAACTATTACAGGAAGTCAGAAAAATACTGAAAAGGAACAAAAACTGATTTCATTCAAGCATGGAGAATATAAGATCCTGTCCACTAAACCAAAAATAGCAGGTTCTGGATGCAACTTTCAAAAGCATTGTCATAAGGCTGTTTTCGTTGGAATTGATTATAAATTCAATGATTTTATTCAAGCAATACACCGAATTATGAGATTCTTGCAAGAGTTTGAAGTCGATGTCTGGGCAATTTTTACAGAAGCGGAAAGAGAAGTTTTTAAAGAGCTGATGCGAAAGTGGAAGCAGCACATTGAAATGGAAACTGAAATGATCAACCTGGTCCGGGAGTATGGACTTAACCAAGATAAAATTACAGCTGATATGAAAAGACAAATTTTTGAAAATAAAAGAAGTGCTGTCATTGGAAATGCAAAAGTTTTCAATGACGATACTGTTATTGTTCATGAGCAAATGGCAGATGATTCTACGGATATGATTTTAACGTCAATTCCTTTTGGTGATCATTATGAATACTCAGATAATTATAATGATTTCGGTCATAATAATGGGAACAAAGAGTTCTTCAAACAGATGGATTATTTGACACCCAATTTGCTACGAACACTAAAGCCCGGCAAAATTGCTGCAATTCACGTTAAAGACAGGATCCGTTATTCATATCAAAATGGAACTTCGTTTACTTCCATTGAAAGTTTTTCAAACGAAACGATAAGACATTTCACAAAAGCTTCAATTGGTGACAAAATTGAAATGTTAGAAGCATTAAAAAGTGAAGGAGTTGTTTTAACTGAAAAAATTGAATCCGAGCTTGCAGAATTAAAAGCTGATTATGAAAATAGATTTTATCATGTTGGAACAATTACCGTAACAACGGATGTTGTTCGCGAAAATAATCAAACATATCGTTTAGGATGGTCTGAGCAATGCAAAGACGCTACTAAAATGGGCGTAGGATTGCCAGAATATGTTTTGCTTTTCAGAAAGCGACCAAGCGAAAGTAATAACGCCTATGCAGACGAACCCTGTGTTAAGACCAAAGATGAATATCCAGTTGATAATTGGCAATTAGATGCTCATGCTTATTGGAAGTCATCAGGAAATCGGTTCATGAGTTATGAAGAATTAGCGGCTACAGATATGAAAGCGGTTTTTAACCGATGGAAAGAGCATGATTCAAAAAATATCTATGATTTTCAAGAGCATTTAAAGGTTTGTCAGGATTTAGAAAAAGCCGGGAAATTAAGTAAAAAGTTTATGACAATTCCACCTACATCACCAACAGATATGGTTTGGACTGATGTAAATCGAATGAACACCTTAAACGCTAATCAGGCAAACAGAAAAAAGGAAAAGCACATTTGTCCACTTCAATTGGATATCATCGAAAGATTAATTAATCGATTTACAATGAAAGGTGATGTTGTTGATGATCCTTTCGGCGGTTTATTCTCCACAGCTTACAAAGCACTTGAAATGGAACGCAAAGCGATATCTGCAGAGCTTAATCCAAACTATTATGATGATGGTCTTTTTTACCTGAAATCTATCGAGTACAAAATAAATGTTCCAACCTTATTTGATTTAGCAATATGAAAACCACAGATAATTTTAAAAAAGTAATAAGCGATCACCTTGAATTGGTCGCTTCAAATGATGCATTATTTGCAGAAACATTTAAAAAAGAAAGCAAAAATATAGAGGGATGCATTAATTATATTTTATCAGAAGTTCAGAAAAGCGGTTGTTCGGGATTTACAGATGATGAAATTTTTGGAATGGCTATTCATTATTATGATGAAGATAATATTAAGCCTGGGAAATCTTTTTCGGGAAATGTCGTGGTAAATCATCATGTTGAGCTTACAGAGGATGATATAAAGAAAGCAAAGGAAAAAGCTATCACACAAGTTGTAACTGAAGAAAAGGAAAGATTAAAAAAGAAAGTGAATCTAAAAAAACAAGATGCAACTCAAACCGTCCAAGCTGAATTATTCTAGGTATGGAACCAAAAACTAAGCAAGAGATTAGGATAGTCGAATTGAGTAGTAAGCTTCCTAAATTAACCGAAAAGCAATTGAAATATCCTGAAGACAATTTATTTCGAACATGGGGATCAGTTTCCAGAAACAAAGTTTATTGTCTTGAATGTGGATATTCATGGAAAGAAGATTCTCCTTCATGGCATAATGAAATTGTTAAGCCTATATGTCCCACTTGTAGTTCGAATTTGAAAATGTTTAAATACAATTCGACTCTTTTTCAAGAGATGAATTATTTCGCAATATTAACCAAAAAAGAAAATTTTCAAGTTGTTAGAATGATAGCTTCTTATAAGTATATGAGGAAAAATCAATCACCGACTTACTTTAGTTGCGAAGTTATGCAACATTGGATTGATGAAAATGGAGAGGTCCGATCTTTGGCAAAGTTTACTCAAACTATGGGAGCAAGAGGTTGTTATGATCTCTGGATTCACAACAGCAGGATGGAAATTAAACCTAAAACATTTGTTTACGACAATAAGTATAAACTTAATCCTTATAAAATTTATCCAGAAAGAAATATTCATCCCTTAATTAAAAGGAATGGTTTTAAAGGGCATTTTTACGATATAGCTCCGCAAATATTTTTTTCCTATTTATTAAAAGATTCGACGACTGAGTTTTTATTAAAAACTAAACAGACAAACGTTTTAGGATTCCATCTTTCAGATTCCTCATATAAAGTAAATGGGTATTTAGATTCTATAAGAATCTGTATTAAAAATGGATATATAATTAAAGATTTTGTAACCTGGAAGGATTATGTTGATTTACTTAAATACTTCAATAAGGATTTGCGGAATGCAAAATATACATGTCCGGACGATCTTGTTAACGCTCACGATCGACTAATAAAAAAGAAGCGTTCAATTCAAAGAAAACAAAAGTTATCTGAAATGAAAGCAGAAATTGAGAAGTCTCAAAAGAAGTACGAAAGTGAAAAAAGACCTTTTCTCGGTTTAGAATTTAAGGATAAGGAGATAACTGTAAAAGTGATTTCAACAGTTGCTGAATTTATGGAGGAAGGTGATAACCTAAGCCATTGCGTCTTTACAAATGAGTATTATAATAGACCGGAATCTCTAATATTATCTGCTAAAATTGGAAATAATAACATCGAGACGATCGAAATATCCCTTTCTAGTTTCACCATCAAACAATCTCGTGGCAAAAAAAATAAAGCTACTAGATATAATAAGCGAATCATAAAACTTGTAAACCAAAATATGGATCAAATCAGATTGATAATTAAGCAACAAGAAAAACTTGAAAAACGAAAAAACACTATTAACCATTCAACTACTAAAATATGAAATTCATTCTAAACAGTAAAAATTTACTCGACAAGCTTTTAATTCTAAACGGCGTTATCAATTCATCAAATACGCTTCCTATCCTGGATTGCTTTTTACTTGATATTGATGGAAATGAATTAAAAATCACAGCTTCTGACTTAGAAACAACTATTAGTTCAACGCTCGAGATTACCTCATCAGACAAAGGATCTATCGCGGTACCATCCCGAATGTTGATCGATATTTTAAAAGCGTTCCCGGAGCAGCCGCTTGACTTTTTTGTTAATGAAAATAGCACGATCGATATTAATTCCGGCGCTGGAGTTTATTCGATAGCTTATGCACTTGCAAAAGAGTATCCGCAAGCGGTTCTGATCGAGGATCCTCAAACCGCAACAATCAATTCTAAGATTTTAGGTAAGGCGATCAGCAAAACGATTTTCGCAACTGGTACCGATGATTTAAGACCGGCAATGACCGGAGTGTTATTTCAATTTTCACCTTCCGGATTAAATTTTGTTGCGACTGATGCACATAAATTGGTAAAATACCAAAGATCAGATATTACATCTGCCGAGGAAATTGATTTCATTGTTCCAAAGAAGCCTCTTAATGTTCTAAAAGGAATTCTCTCGACATTGGATATCGAGGTTGTGATTTCCTTTAATCAGACAAATGCAATTTTTACTTTTGAAGATTATGTTTTAATGTGTCGTTTAGTTGATGCCACTTATCCAAAATATGAAAACGTAATACCAAAGGATAATCCAAACAAAGCAATTATCGACAGATCTAAACTTTTAAGTTCCGTTAAGTGCGTTTCTATTTTTGCAAACAAAACAACAAAACAAGTTGCATTGAAGTTCACTGGCAATGAAATTAATCTTTCTTCTGAAGATGTGGACTATTCAAATAAGGCAGATGAGCGCTTAAATTGTAATTACGAGGGTCAAGATACTAAAATCGGTTTCAATGCGAAATACCTCGCTGAAATGATCAGCAATTTAAGTTCAGAAGAAATCAACTTCGAATTTTCTTTACTAAATCGAGCTGCAATTTTAACTCCTATTGATGATCAGGATGATCAAGAGAAGATACTAATGTTGATCATGCCGTCGCTAATAAACTAATATAAATCCTTTTTCTATAGAAGAATCTTTGCTTGTCGGCAAGGTAGCTAGTTATAATGTGTTAAGATTGGGAGAAAAAGGGAAAAGTTTCATTAACCCAATCAAATTATAATCAGACTTTTTAACCGCCCGTAATTGGGCGGTTTTTTATTAGCTAAATACTAAATGTGATGAAAAATAAAAAGATTCAAAAAATTAATAAAATACACAAGAATTAATCATTGAAAGATGGCGGTCGAGCAGATTAAATTCTATTCCTGCTATTGCATTGGAGTTTGGATTAAAGCAGCATGTTATTAAAGCCACTGTCAATAATTATTTATCAACTCAAATAACAACTTAATCATGAAAAAAGATAAGCCAAAATTATATTTTAAGACTATTGATGATACGTTTTGTAGTTCTTTAGAAAGTCACTTGCAAGATGCAAAGAATGAAGGTTTAGAAGAAGTTACTTTGATCGAGGCGGATCCGGATAATGACAATCCAGACTTTATTTGGTGTATAAGTGAAGGTGAATGTGTCGAAAGGCATATGTGTAAAAAATCACAATGTTCTAGCTATAATTCTAAATCGGGTAGAGGTATTTGTTCCGACCGTGGGAATTTGTATCAGCATGGCGATGAGGTTTTATTTAAAATAGAAAAATAATAATAATCAAAGGTGTCGAATTAAACACCTTTTTAATACATCATAGTTATGAAAAAATTAAACCTGGCTAAAAGTTTTAGCTACATAGTCGCAATTATACTCGTTTTTGGAGCAGCCAAATTAAATGCTCAATCTCAATTATCCGTTATGGCAGGATATAAAGCAATTGAAGTTTCAGGCGCTTACACAGCAGAAAACGAGCTAATTTTTGGCGTTGCAATCTCTGCAGTAGATTCCAAAATGACACAGAAAAGAGCAAATACAAATGATAAAGGTTCTAATCACGAATTCAAATCAGATTATACACCAGCTGCATTTGGTTTGATCGGCGCTAAGTTCGATCAATTATCAATCATTGGTAAAATCGGTGGCGCTTATATAAAACAGGAAATCAACGGTAATCCCGAACCGCAAAACATCTATTTAGCGGTAGGAGTGATCATCGATTATAAAGTATCGGAACTAACAGGCCTAAGAGTTTCTTATGATGCTGTTAGTGGCCCAATGGCCGGAATTAGTTTAAATTTTTAGTAAAAAATGGCATCACACGTAAATGATAAAAATCACATAAAAATTAAGTATGATAACTTTCAAAGTGCACTATTACAATGTAACAAGCATAATGGAAAAGTTGAAAACTTAGGAAAAAGAAAGATGGTTCCTTATCTGTGCAAGATCTGTAATAAAGTGCATACCGGCCACCATAGCAAAAAAATAATAACTTTTAAAGTTCAGGAATCAGCACTGAAGAAAATAAATGATGTTTTAAGCATCAGTATCCTAATTAAAAAAATAGATTTATGAAAGCACTATCAGTAAAGAATCCTTGGGGGTACTTGATTGTACTCGGAATCAAAGACATTGAAAATCGATCCTGGCGGACTAATTTCAGAGGGACATGCTATATTCATGCATCCGGACAAATTTACCCGTTTTTTAAAGGAAATAATTTAGCTTTCCCAGTTGACCAATGGGCGGATATAAACAAAGTAATTGATCTTAAAATTCCAGGTGAAAAAGAAAAGTTTTTTATAACCTCAGCAATTATTGGCGAGGCAGAAATAATTGACTGCGTTCAGAATCATCCGTCAATTTGGGCTGAAAAAGCAACTCTCGGAGAAAAACCAATTTGGAACTGGGTTCTTGCAAATCCGGTCCTTTATGATAAACCGATTTTAGACGTCAAAGGTAAACTTGGGTTTTGGGAGGTGGATTATAGTATATTTAGAGATTTACTTTAATTCTTTTTTTAGATTATCAATAAGAATAAAATAAAATTGATTCATCAGTATAAGTTCGTCTTCACTTTCAACAATAATGTGCGTATCTAATCTTCGAGCTACTATTGCATCGCAAAAAACATTCAACTTATTTGCGTTGATTAACAATTTATTAAAATCAGGAGAGTTCAAATTATATTCAAATAAATGTCCATATCTGCGTTCGAAAGTCAGTATGTAATGATAAAAGTCCCTAAATACTAATGTTACATTGCGAAATGATTGCAAGTTTTCTAACCTTACATCATTTGGTATGTTTGTATTTATAATTATCGCAGTAGATCTAACTATTTCGCCACTAATACTAGTTATTTCAGGCAGGAACGAAGTTAGTTTGTCATAGCAATCAAGTTTTCGCACTAGCAAATTTATTTTTTTATTTTCTTCATTTGATTGCTTACTAACTGTATTCGTTAGAAGACCTAAAATAATTAAGCTGCTTAATGATAGAATTGTGTTGATAGTTCCACCGATGTAATCGCCAAAAGATGCCCAATCACTTAAATCATTTGAAATTGTTTTGTTTCCAAAATGATTCATAAATATTGCAATTGGAACAAGCATTAAGATAAAAGAGAAAATAGAAATGGATATGAAAGCGTGATTTTTTAGAAATTTAATCATTTAAAGTAGTTTTTAGTCTATTTATCCAACGCAAGTGAGTATTGTATTTCAATATTTAATTATGAAATATTATACTTAGTTAAGTCATTTTTAAGTAACGCAATTACAAAGTGTCCCACTAAAGTTATTTCTACTTTATTATTCGTGACTTTGACTAGTCCGAGATCTAAAAATCGATTTAAGAAAAGTTCCTCTATATGTGATGTATGATAAGTTTTGGTTTCTTGTCCGTTTCCAAATAGAGCTATAAATGCCGTACGTTCTAATGCTGTCGTTTTTTTTAGGGTAGTTAATCCAACATCTACTAGATCGGGATCTAGCAGGTTTTTATAATCCTCTTCATCTTTTTGTGCTTTATTATGTAGAATCTCAGTAATTCTACTTTTAAGCGAATTATTCTCTTTTGATAAATTGTCAATTGACTTATTAAGATCATTTTCTTTGTCAAGCGAGACAGAAAAGCGATCTGACCATCGTTGTTCGTCTAGTTTGTTTTGGTCAGTAAGACCCTTTAGTTCTTCCTGTAAACTTTCTATTTTTGATTGTAAAGTAATTATTTGACTTGTTCCAGCTTTAGCATCTGCGACTTGTCTTTCTAATTCTGCAAAATCTTTTTGTTGATGTAAGTCATCAGTTCGTTTAGCTTTTTTTTCCTCCGCTCTTTTTGTAGAATACTTACCAAGCAGATAATCTATGACTAGATTTATATATGGTAGTGCAATTATATAAAATAACGCAATTCCGATTGGAATTAAAAAGTTTGACCAACTACAATAATTACCTTCAATCCATTCTATTCGACAATGAACCGGCCATTCTGAATAAAATAGAATTGCAAATACTCTCCAATTAAAAATTAAGAAAGAAATTATAAATGAACCAACTAAGGGACTTTTTATTCTCTCAGTCGAGCTGTCATAGATATTTTGAAAAAATTCCTTAATTGTTTCCATTCATTTTTAATTTTGGCAAACATAGGATTTAAATTGAAGTTTCCAAATAACTTATAATAGTGTGAGGCTAAAACAGGTATTTATACCTAGTAGAATTGTCAATTAATCGTTTAGATTAATTGTGCTGTAACTACGGAAAGAACCTGGTAAAAAATCGTACTTGCATACATTTGTTCGTATTTTTGTATTTTAAATTGTCTGCAATATTATATTTGGCAAAGCTTTAATAATTTATTATATTGTAAAATAGGTGCGTACTTTTCTTACGAATCAATTTTGAAATATTGATAAGTATTTTTAAATCGATTGTAAAATTTAGAAGAAATCAGTGTTAATTGCGTATTAATACGTGGTTTATATAAAGTTTTTAGTTGTATATTTACTCTACAATTACATGTTTACAATTATTTTTTATTTTACGGAACAATATTTGCTAGGTATAGAAGATAAGTGTATCTTTGCCCTCCCTTTTTAGGGAGGTTATTTAGAATCGTTATAAATTGATATTTAACATTGATTTTTGATCTTGTTTATCAAATTCACATTGTTATATTTGTCAAAAAATATTTTCAAATGTATTATTTTTAGAGAGTAATTATTTTAGGATTTGAACCAATTATCTAAGATTTTTATATCTACAATTTTTTAAAACCCACTATTATGGAAAAGAAGTTTAACAGTAAAGGAATTGAATTTGTTCCTAAAAACGATGTTTCGGAAGAAGCTAAGTTGAAGTTGAACAAATTAATTGAAGGAAAAACAGAACGCTTAAACAAGCTTGTAGCAGACTATAAAGCTGGTAGATTAGTATCACAATAGGAATTCTATGTTAAGATTTACAACTCATGAGAGCTTAAATAGCTCTCATTTTTTTATAACAACATTACAAGATAATATCTGTATGTTGAATTTTACAAAATTAGATCAGGAGGAAATGTTTTTTCAACATGATTATCTGCAAGAAAATGTTTTTGAATTAACTGTGGCAAAGGCTACTGCAAATAAAGAAAATTGTGGTAAGGGACTAGCGCCGACAATTAAAAGTATTTTCGATACTTTTTTAGCAGAGCGGGAAGAAACGGTTGTATATGTATCTATGGAGGAGAATTCTTCAAAATACCACTTGGTAACTAGATATATTAACAATGAAGTTGATCCAAATTATAAAATGTTATTATTTAAAGCGGACAACAAAGCTTTCTTTTTCTTTTTTAATGAGCACAAAACTAGCACCGTCGAAGTAATTGTTGGCTTAACAAGATATTTTAAAAATGAATATGGTATTAGTTTTGTAAATAACTAATATGTTTTTTTATATGAAGCAGAAACCCACTATTATTAGTGGGTTTTTTTATGAATATTTATTAAATTTGGAATATGCAAAATCACACACTCATATTATCAACAGCAAAAGTCGCAATTCCGGAAGGAGTTACAATCGACTTTATCACTAGTTTGATTAATCGTGGATTAACCGGGATAGAATATTTTGGACCGGAAATCGATAACCAAGAAGATTTTATCGAACCCGATATGAAACTGGCCAGTGAAGAGATTTCATATTTCGAATTCTTTTTTGATACTGATGAACCAATCGAATATGATCTACTTTCAGAAACTGACGTAGATGGATTCGTATTGGACTTAATAAAAAAATCCGCTAACATTGATCTGCGAGCGGATGAAAAGGATATAATTGTATACCTATAAAATTTTAAAAGTCCTCATCTAAATTTATTGATTCATCATCAATATTTGTTTCCACAGAAGGTGAGAGGTCAATATAAGTTACAGTTATCTCTTCGGCATACTTATTAATATCCGGCGCAACAACTTTCAGAATTTCGTTTATTTTTTCACTTGCAATTTTCTCAATTTCTGGATTTGAAAGTTTAATACCAGATTTATCTGCAATGCCAGGTATTCGATCTAATAAAAATTCAAGAAGCACAAATCTGCATTTCTCAAAATGCTCACCTATTGCATCATCTTCATAAAACATTTGATAAGGATACTGATATTGTATTAACTCTTTTCTAGAGTATAAACATTCCAGATAGATTTGGATTAGCTTTTTGTTTTGTTTTTCACTGAATGTAATCATTGGTATTTTAATTAGTTGGAAATGCAATTATTTTTGAATCGTATTTTGGAAATGCAAAGCTTTTAATATCAGATTTAGGATCTAGCCATTTTTGTTCATCTTGTCTATTAACAATTAGAGGCATTCTTTCCCTGTTATTATGAACAAACCTCATCACTTCGTTAGCTTGAGTCGTCAACATGGTGTAAGTCTTTAAAACGTATCCGTTTGCCGGATTTATCCAGCTGTCATAAAGTCCAGCAAAGCAGAATATTTCATCTGTTTGTGATGATATAAAATACTTCTCTTTCTTTTTCCCTTTAGCATCTAACCAGCGCCACTCATAATATCCAGTAGCAATGATTAAGCATCGATTTGAATTAATGTTTTTATATGATGGAGTAGTATCTATTCCTTCGATCCGGGCATTTAAAGTTCTTTCTCTAAAAGAAGTATCTTTTGCCCATGCAGGTACCAATCCCCAGGTGAAGTCAGTTTCTATGATATCCGGATTTCTATTTGTTATAATAGGAATGTTAGGATGATCAAATCCATTCACAAAAACACCTTCATAATATTGCCCAGTATTATTTACCGCAATATTAAAGCGGAGTTTCACATCCCGACGACTTCCTTTTTGATCTACATAGTAACACATACTCTCTGTATTAGATCTATAAAGTTAATCTTTTTTTACATTAATATTATAACGCTCAACATAGCTTTGTTCCGGGGCGGTCGGTTCTGGAGTCATTCCCATTACATTTTTATAATATAATTCTATATCATAATCATCTACGAATGCTTTGTCAGTTCTAATAGTAACCTTCAAGCCAATTTTTTGCAGCCATATTCCCAATTCACGATATAAATTGGTTTCTCCTAACATCCAAAAATCCCATTCATTACGATCAAATAATAATTTGATTGCTTGATAGCCTTTAGTTGTTTTATCAAATCCGGCAGTTTCAATAATATGATCCTTTACTGCATTTTTTTCATTTGTATTCATAGTATTAAAGGTTACTTTTTAAGTTACTTTTGTCTGATTCTGATTTTAGACCCATAATATTTTCATAATATTTCATTACGATTTCATCCGTTATTAAAATACGGTCAAACTTCATTGCGCATTCAAATTGCAAAAGCCATAGCTCTCTTCTAAGTGATACCGCTTCATCATAATTCACATCTTTAAATAGTACTTCATTATAATTAAATAATCGCTGAATTAATTTGTACTGGGGAGTTGTTGAATGAAAGCCACACGCTTTGAGTATGTGTGCTTCAACTTCATTCTTTTCATCTGTTTTCATCTTCATTAAATTTAGAAATACAAAATTAATACAGATTGTAACATAGTCATTTGTATAGAGTGTTATAAATTGGAACAAAATACAATTGGAGATTTTGAGTATAAAAAGAGAGGTTTTTTGTGGAATTTAGGGAATTTAGGGAATTATTCAGGAATTGGGAAGTAATTATCTGGGGAATTTGGGGATTTTTTTGAGTTATAAACGAACTGTTGATAAATAAATCCTGAATTTTGGGATATTATATTTAACATTTATAATATATTTGTCAAAAGAAAACCGCCTCAGTTTTTAAACATCAGCGGCTTCTGAAACATAATTATTCTATCTTTCGATAAATAATTTCACAAAGTCATAAATGAGTCGTCCAAAACCAATAATTGACAATGTGAGGATCCTAAATTTGAGCCATAGACTTTCGGAGTCTTTAGGCTCATTTTTTTTATCTTTCAATAGACTACAAAGATTGTCATTTGTTGCTAAATATGAAAGCCAAACTTATGCACAATTCGGCGTAGTTTTTAACAAAGGTAAAAAAATGAGATATTTTTCATACAATAATTATATTGCTGATTATTAAGAATTTACTGTTGTTGTATGTAGCTATTCCCCTGTAAAATATAGACTTTTTACAATAAAAAGCAAGAAATTTTTAATTGTTTTTAAAAGTTTTATTTGAGTTAAAACCTTAATTTTTGAGTTAAAAAAACCTAATTATAGAGCGGTACTAAAGCGAACGTATGTTTTAGGATTTTTTAAGCTAGTCGGCCACTTTTTCAAGCTCCAAATACCAGTCCTGACCAAACTGTAACTTCTAATTCTTTCCCTAAAGAACAAGCATCATCGCAAATATCCCATTTATCATAATTTACCGCTGCCAATAATTATTTTACCTAATTGAAACAATCTAACTTTTTACTAAGTTCCTTTATAAACGTTATAAGATCCAGGTAATTTTTTTCGTTAAACGAATGCCTTTCATTTTTTCCGGTCTTTTTACTTCGGAATGTATCATAGGAAATTCCCATTGCGTGAGCTGCTTTTATGCCAGACATCCCGAAATCCTCAAGTACTTTGTTTATTTTTTCACCTGGTTCCATATTGATATAATTATTACATTTACTGCAAATTTAATTTTAATAGTTAAGTTTCCTTTCTACAAAAGGTAAAACCTCTCCGATAAAGAGAGGTTTTTTTGTTTCCGGACTATTCTAAATATTTTCCGATCAATCTGTTTGCTGCTCCATAGGGAGAGTAAATGATGTCTTCCACTAAAAACAGCTTTGTGATATCTGGATTAGGAAAATCCCGGACCAGAACTTCTATCTTAGATCCAAAATGCGGAACTGTTGCCATTTTACAGACCAAAACCGTTTGTCCATTTTGAACCAATTGAATTTGAAAGCTCAATTCTTGATCAACGAAATCGATCAAAAATCCAGTTAATAGCCAATTGAAGAATCTCTTTTTAAATTTATATGTTTTCTTTTTCATGATGTTTTAAGGTTTTTAAAGAGGAGCCTTTCGACTCCTCTGGATTAATTAAATTAAAGTAGCTTAAAGTGTCCGTTCGTTTTATGCATCCACTTCTTTACTCCGTTATCGTTCTCAATTATAAACCTATAATCATCTGTTCGAAGAACTTTGTACTCTCTGGTTATTGTAAACTTACTAGAGAGATGTTTGAATACACATATGACCGTGTCATCTGGTTCAACTAACCTTAAGTCTCTGTAATCTCGGACCACTTTAAATCCTTGAGTCACTTTAACTTCTAATGCTTCTTTACGAACTTGCTCATGATAGCAGTTTACAATCTCAAGAGCTTTTAAGTACAATCTTGTTTCAATCATTGTTTTAAATTTAATTGTTAATAATTGTTTCATTTCTACCCTACGAATATACGACACAAAAATGTGTCGTACAAGAGATTTTGAAACTTTAACATATTATGCAATAAAATAATATATTGTACTACTTTTGTATTGTTAATAGAATAACTATGAAGATTAATAATTTGACTGAAAAACAGGAAGCCTTTTCTAATGCATACATAAGGATAGGTATTGGCTCGGAAGCTTATAAAGAAGCTGGTTATTCGTATTCAAACAAAAGCGATAAGTCAATTCATGAAGCAGCATGTAGAGTGTTAAACAACAGCAAGGTACAAGCAAGGATAAAAGAATTGCAATCTGTTGTGGCCGAGATTGCCGAAAAAGAATTTAAGATCACATCAGAGGAAATGCTTCGTCATTTGAATATTCTTCGTAAAGCGAGAATCGATGAATATGTTGAATACTATGAATATGAAGTTCCGATCACCACTACAACTGGAACCGGTAAAAACAAGAGTATTTCAACGACAATTGAAAAGAGGACCGAATTGAGATTAAAGACTTTCGACAAACTTAGCGAAGAGCAAAAGATGTGTATTGAAGGCATTAAGCAAACTAAGTACGGAATTGAGATTAAACTTCACGGTAAGGAGTGGAGTATTGAAAAGATCAATAAGCACATTGGATTCTACGAAAAGGATAATGATCAAAAGAAGGCAACTGTGGAAATTGTCAACCCGGAAGATCGCGATGCCAGGATCGCTGCTTTAAAAGCAAAACTGCAAAGCTAACGCCTTTCAATAGCTTCATTAAAAAGCTAACATATTGTATGATAAAATAACAATATATGTTAGCTTTGTAAGGTTAACCAAAAACATCATATCATGAGTATAGAAATTGTAAATGGCCGTGTATTCGTAGAAGGAAAAGAAACTATTGATCCGGCTTTAATCGGGTATGCGGTTTTAGATATGGTAGAAGAAAAACAAAATATTGTGTTTCATAGCTTTCGTATAATCGTACAAGAAGATAAACCTCATGAATCAGTTGTAAAAGCTGGTGAAAAGCTTAAAGAAAGGCTGGAACCAGTTAAGGATAAAAGATTATTGTGGCTTGGAATCATTAACACCTGGTTAATTCAATTATTATTCATCAGAATATTTAGCAATCGAAAAGATGGTGCTCATACTCATTACGGGATATTATATTGGGTTTGTCCGTTTACTGGATGGACATCGAACTATAAGATTATCGGCAAAGAGATTAAATACAAACACTTTAAATAAATACTATGAGTACAATTAAATTAGGCATTTTAGCCAAAGACAAAGTATCCGGATTCGTCGGAATCATTACAGGAAAAGCAAATTACATTACAGGATGTGAGCAATATCTACTTGTTCCGAAAGCATCTGAATCAAATGATTACAAAACAGGCCAATGGTTTGATAAAGGAAGGTTAGATTATATTTCTGAGGGAGTTACTGCTGAAGATGTAAATGCTTCAGACGATGGATGTGATCTTCAAGCTCCAATTAAATAACTATGAAAGGCTTTTTAGATATTGAAACAGGCGGTTTCTCCATTACCAAAAACGGAATATGTGAAATCGCGATAGTGGCAGTTGACCATGATCTAAATTACGTGGATACTTTCCATTGTTTGATTAAGCCATACACCCGTGATGATGATACTGACGAGCTCGTATCTTATAAAGATGATGCGATGGCGGTAAATAGTCTGACAGTGGAAAAGCTAATTGAATTTGGTATTGACGTTGAGGTTGCTGTGGAGGAAATGTACAATTTCATTATCAAGCACGGAATTGTAGAAATCATTGGTCATAATTCAAAAGTATTTGATGTTCCAAGAATTAAATATTTGCTTCAAAGATTTATGTCAATTGATTTAGGGCCATTAATCAATGAAGATGATACAATGAAGATAGCAAAGGAAAGGTTAAACCTGGCATCATATAAACTAGGCTGCTTATGCGATCATTTTGGAATTGTAAACACTAATGCTCACTCTGCTGTAGGTGATGCCTTAGCGACTTTAGAACTATACAAAAAACTTATTGCTTAAATGTCAACGATTACCGATGATGAATTAATAGAACTCGAATTCCTTGTGACTCAAAAAGAGCTGCAAGGAAGCTTGTTTGAATTCACAAAGTTTTTTTGGAATACCATTATCACAGATGAGTATGTTCATAATTTTCATATTGAATATCTGTGTGATGAAATACAACTTGTGGTTGATAAATATGTTTTAGATCGTGAACCTCACATACCAAATGATAAGTGGTATGACGGAATTACCGACAACATACAAAAGAATTTAATCGTTAACGTGCCTCCAGGTACTTCTAAAAGTACAATTACATCCCGTATTCTTCCGGCATGGATTTGGTCTGTTGACAGCTCCAAAACGGTAATGACAAATACTGTTTCGTCAAGTAATGCAAATGAGTTTTCTTCAAAATCAAAAGATATCATTCAAAGTGAGTTATTCAAAACCTACTTCCCGAATGTTTTTATTAGAAGAGATGTATCTGCAAAAACATTTTATCAAACTGAAAAAGGCGGTGTTAGATTTTCGTATTCAACATTCGGATCCGTAATTGGAAAACACGCAAGTATTTTAATTGATGATGATAGGATGGATCTACAAATCGCTGATAGTTCCGCTGACCGTAAGAGAGCGATTAATCAATTTAAAGCTTATCAGACCAGAAAGAAAGATAAAGCAAAAACGCCTTATATTTTAATGGAACAAAGGCTTTCAAATAAAGACACTACTGCTCACTGTTTAAGTGTTTTTAAAGAAGAGTGTCGTCATATATGTTTGCCGGCTGAAAACTTATATAAAAACATCGAACCAAAAGGCATTGAGAAATTTTATATAGATGGGTTATTGGATCCTGTTCGCTTAAGTCCGGAGATACTGAAATCTACAAGAATGGGTTTAACTGACGAATCTAAACCGATATCAGAATTAGCCTTTAATATCCAATTCAATCAAGCATCTGAAACGTCTGAAGGATTGCTTTATGGTAAATTGAACTTTGTTAAATCACTACCAGAAAATAGAGAAGGAATTATTAGAATGTCATTTACTGATGTTGCTGATACCGGAGGGGATTACTTTGCAACTCCATTTGCTGAGATCAACAAAAACAAAATATATGTTTTTGATGCTATATACACCCAAGAGGGTAGCGGTATAACATCTAAGAAGATCAAACAAAAGATCGAAACTCACGAATCTATTGTAAATAAAATTGAGGTGAACAATCAGGGAAGTGTATTTGTGACCTTAATGCAAACAATGGGTGTAAATGTTTCCGGATACTATTCTGATGGGAATAAAGAGCAGCGAATTAGTGCCTGGGCACAATTTATTTCTTATATCTATTTTGTTGAGCCAAACGAAAACAGTTCCACTGAATATCGACAGTTTATCAAACACTTACAGTCCTATCCTGCAATTGGAAAACATGATGATGGCCATGATGATGCAGAAGATGCTATTACAGAACTGATGAGGTACATCTGGACCAATATGCGTCACTTATTTATGATTCAACCTTAGACTTCAAATAAATTAAAATAATTATTTAGAATGATTCTAAATAACAAAATTATTTTTACATTTGTTTCATAATTATTTACTGAATTATGACTAATCAAAATCTTGTTACTCTAACATTTACCGAAATCAAGTGTCCTTGCTGTGGCAGACATTTGGATAAAGTAAAATTGATTGGTGAAATAAGCATTTCAAGAAAGTGTAAATCATGTAAAAATAACATTGTTACTGATCTTTTGGATAATAAAATTATCAGCAATAAAATTGATGCCATCGAGAATTCGAAAGACATTTTGAGTCCAAATAGATTTATTAATAACCGTAATCCACTCAAGGATAATCAAAGATCATAGGCTTCTGGGAATCTTTAAGAACATTTAGATTTGGTATAGAAACCAAAAACGATTCTATTAATGGCCATCCGGTGAGGATGGAAATTGATGTTTTCGGTATTGGCACAAATGATAAGAAAACTTTCTATCCTGATTCTACAAAGTTTGTGAAGCTTCAAAAAGAAAACTACGTCTTAAACAATGTTTTCAATAAAATCGCAAGCAAATTATCAAGCGCTCAATTTACAACAGAATCTGGAAGTGGTGAAATGCTTGATAAAATCAATAATCCAAATGATTCTCAATCAAAAGAAGAGTTTTTAAAAGAGTTTTCAATCTTTTTATTGTCTTCTGGATGGACCGCGATGTGGAAGAAGTATAAATCTTTTGGCAATTTCAAAACGTTAGAGCTCATAAATTTAAATCCTGATAACACAGAAGTAAATGAAACTACTCTAACAACTGAGATAGATGGTAAATCGGAAACGATTTTACTTACTGATGTTATTTTGTTTTATGACAGTGTGAGAAATAACAAAAACAAAAAAGGTTATTCCAGGATTACACCTTTAAGAACTCAGATAAACAATATTAAAGATGCACAGATTGCAAAAGGTATTCAAATTGAGAATTCAGGAACAACAATAGTTTCACCAAAGCAAACCGCAGCAGGAAGTAACATCGACGAAGGTTTAAACGCTCCAGTTCCTCAATTAGGAGGTGGATTAAAAACCCAAAAGGATGAAATGGAAGATCGATTTAGCAGTCGAGGTCTTGTAAATAGAATCATTGTTTCATCAAAAGGACTGGATGCGAAGAATCTTTCAGCTGAACTAAATACAGTTAAGTTTCATGAAATAGTAGAGACGGACATTCTTGCAGTTTATGATGCTTATAATTTTCCGGTTGAGTTGAGTCCATACGGTAAAAACGCAACTTTCGAAAACAAAGAAGTTGCTGAGGTTGGTCTGATTGAAAATGAAGTAGCTCCTTTGGCCGAGAATTTAATCAATTCTCTAAATGCAGAATTTGAGAAAAAAGAGCCTTTGGATGTTGATTTTAATCACTTGAATTCCATGTCAGTTATTCAAGAAAGAATACAAGCTACAAATGGTAAAACTATTGATCAGTATGGAGTTTTATTCGATAAGAAAATCATTTCTGATAAGGAGTATAAGGACATTATGAAATCTAAAAAAATATTGACATGAGCCAGTTAGATAAAAAGTTGCCGAATGATGCTGAAAAGCTTAAAAAAATAGCTGAACAAACTGAAAATCCTCAAATGAAAAGAGCGATTGAAAGTAGATTAAAAATAGTCGATAAGGACCAAACTGTACACAAATGATTTACTGTAAAGAACTAAACAAAAACTTCGAAGAAAAGGACGATATGCTTATCGCATTATCAAAAAACCTCTCTGCTGTAATTGATGCTAAGAAATCAATGTACAAAGAAGCTGACGGTTATGGAGTAGAGATCACAGTAGATGGCGCAACTAAAGAAGTTTTAGATACATTGAAAGGAATTACAATGAAATCATTTGGTCAGGTTGAGAAATCAATTGATTATATGAAGGAAGCAAATCTTCCTAACATAATTGTAAAAGTAATTTCAAATACTACAAATTTCTTTGACTCTCATCGTGATGTTCATTTAGATAACATTTGGAATAAAACTATTTCTGATAATAAAAACGGTTTTGATCATCTCCAGGAACATAAGAACGGATTTTTATATCTGATATCTGAAAACTGCAAAACTAAGATTCTTAAAACGACTTTTAAAGAATTAGGTTTTGATTATGAAGGTAAGACTCAAGCTTTACAGCATATTTCAGAGATAGATCCAATTAGAAACCTTTTCATGTATAATCAATATGCAAATAAGTGGGTGAAAAACCACTCTGTAGGCATGAGATATATTGGAGAGATCATCTTTTGTGCAAATACAGAAGTTGAATACATGAAAGAGTACAAAGATAATTGGGATAAATATTATTCAATTATTGCAAATAAAGAAGATGTTGATGAGGTAGGTTATTTCTGGGCGATACCACAAGCTAGACTTATGGAATTCTCAGCTGTTCCGAAAGGAAGTAATCCTGTTACACCAACTTTAGAAATAACACAAGCCGAAAAATCACTTGAGGATAATGAAGATCCTGAAGCCGAAAAATCACTTGAAACAACTGAGCCGCCATTGAGCACTCAACCTGAGAAAAAAAGAATATTCATTTAATTAAAAAAAGACAAAATCATGTTTGTAAAAAAGACACAAGCGCAAATTAATGCTATGACTGATGCAGAAGCAGATGCATACGCAGCAGAAAAAGCAGCACACGAAGCTACTGAAAATAAAAACGCAACAGATGCAGCAATTAAAACTGTCACTGATGCTTTAAAACTAGATTTAGAAGCCAAAATCACATCGAAAGAAGCAGAAGTTACTTCTTTGAAAGAAACTGTGGAAGCCCAAGGAATTAAAATTGTGGAATTATCAAAATCAACATCTGAGGGCAAAATGGATTCATTGGAAAATCTTTTCAAAGAGAAATACGATGAAGCTGTATCCGGAGAATCGCACACCGTAAAAGAGGGCTTCTCAATGGATACCTCGAAAGCAATCGCATCTACTGATGTTATGTCAGTAAATACAATTAACAGTACTGATTTCCCGGCAGCGGGTTCAACCGGAGTTGTTGGAGCAGGTGTTCAAACTTTGATGGGTAGATTGTTAGGTTATTTTGGTTACAGAAGTCCGGCATCTAAAATTCTTGATTTGGTTGATGTTCAGCCTATGGATTCAGCTGTATTGATTGTCATTAATGAAACCGTAACTGGTACCGCAGAGATTACCACTGAGTGTAAATTGAAGCCAATCGTTAAAGAAACTTGCA